AGCCTCTGGTTCAGGTGTTCTTCCAATGGCGTGAGATTCTCACCAAGATCGGCAAGTTTCTCATAAATCTGCTCAGCAGAATATTCGAATCTGGAATCATGTACTGATCCAGGGTCTCTATTCCTAACCATGTTAAACAGTGTGTTGAAATCGGTTACAGGGGGATGACTAATCACATCGTTATCCCTAATCCCTTTCAACAAAATTGGTGCATAAATGTCGAATATTTCCTTACCATGAAGAGTTAACTCCTGGAGGAAGGTCATCACATTGCTTTCGGTGTCACCAATCATGTTGGCACCAGACTTGACCCAGTTGAGCAAATCAAAAATCGTGGAAAGCTCAATTGGAGCCATTCTGGTACCAGTCTTCTCATGTCGCCTAAACCTACGCTTCAAAAACATAACTTCTTCTATGTTTCTCATTTCAGGTGTAAACTCGGTGAGAGACTTGTCCTCAGGTGTGTACTTTTGTCCAAGTTTGATCATAGTCTTCTGTATAGCAAGCTCATTGTATGTGCCCACATATTCTTTATCAACGGTAAAGACATGATCATCTCCAAGGACAATCGCGTAAACATGCTTGTCAAACTCGTAGGGAGTTTTGCCCGTGATCATCTTAAAGCACATTCTGAGGTACGCGTGGTTGGCAAGGCAATTAAAGGTTGTGGTTGGAGGACAACCAGATGGAAGTGGGCTAGGCCAAGAGTATATGTGAATCCCATTTATATGGAACGAATTCACTATCTCGTGCCATAGTACTTCTCGAGCAAGAGCATTCTTTTCATGATCTGGTTCATCTTTATACCAGTCATTGATTTTCTCAAGCATTTTCCAGGCAGTGGCACGTTTATGCTTTTGGTCAAAACCAACGTAATCGCCGGCTCCAGCATTATTTTGTGAAACGCCAAATTGCTCAAGTTCTCTGGCTAACATTTCCCACTCACTCGAATACTCATTGATCCCAATTGCCATTCCATTTTTGATCCTGTTGAGAATCAATGACTTCTGGAAATTTCCGAACAACATACGGAAAGGAATCAAGAGGTCAACGGGACACGCAGAAATCAAGCGCGTGTTTCCATTCTCAACCTTCTTGATAGAACGTCGTTCGTCCTTGAGGCCATCAGTGAACATATGTTGTCGCCTCAGACCATTCCTAGCATCATCAAGGGTTTCCTCAACTCTCCTTTGCAATCGGAGAGCTTTCTCATTGGTCAAATCATACTCGTCCCCAGTTCC